CACCCAAGGCATTTAATACGGGTATTGAAATAGGTGATATAATTGTTATACACCAAAACGTGTTTAGAGTATTCTATGACATGAAAGGAGAGAAAAAGAAAAGTAGATCTTGGTTCAAAGATGATTTACATTTTTGTGCGGTAGATCAAATCTATCTATATAAAAATAAAGAAGGTTGGCATTCATTTGGTGACCGCTGTTTTATAACTCCAATAAAAGACAATCAGTCTTTAACGCTAGATAAAGAGCAAAGCCTTATTGGTATATTAAAATACGGTAATAGTTCTTTAAAAGCACTTAATATTAACCCAGGTGATCTTGTAGGTTACACACCTAATAGTGAATGGGAATTTTTAATTGACGGTAAGCGTTTATATTGTATGAAATCTAATGATATTGTAATTAAATATGAATACCAAGGAGACGAAGTTGAATATAATCCAAGCTGGGCAAGTCGCAGTTGAGGAACTGATCAAAGTAGCTAAAGAAGCTATTGTTGATTCAGATGATGATATATCTGCAGATAGATTAAAAAACGCTGCAGCTACAAAAAAGCTAGCAATATTTGATGCTTTTGAAATACTGAATAGACTAGAAGTTGAAGAAGATTTATTAAATGAAAAGCCTAAAGAAATAAAAGAAGAAAAATCTTTTAAAGGCTTTGCAGAAGGAAGATCTAAAAATGTATAAGCAAACCCTGTACAAAGTCTTAAAAGACTACGTAAAACCTAAAGTTCTTAATAGAATGAATAGGTATAAAAAATGGGATTACGGTTATAATGAAGAGCATGATTTAATAGTTATAAGCAAAACAGGTGAAATAGGTGAAATATATGAAATACAAAATCTTGTAATTGCTTTACCTAAACAAAAAGATGTTGTAGAATTTGAAAAAGACAAATGGACTTATACACCATATCCAAAACAACTAAATAAAATTAAATCAGTGTTTGACTGGGAAGAGTACCCGTTAGACTTTAAAGAAAAATGGTATGACTATATTGACAAAGAATTTACAAGGCGTGAGGAAGGTCTTTGGTTCATTAACAAAGGCATTCCTACTTACATTACTGGCACTAATTATATGTACCTGCAGTGGAGCAAAATCGACGTCGGGCAACCGGACTTTAGGGAATCAAATAGATTATTCTATATTTTCTGGGAAGCTTGTAAAGCCGATGTCAGGGCTTATGGAATGTGTTATCTTAAAAACCGTCGATCAGGCTTTTCATTTATGTCCTCAGCTGAATCGGTCAACCTTGCGACAATATCCTCAGATTCACGGTTCGGAATATTGTCCAAATCTGGTGCCGATGCTAAGAAGATGTTCACAGATAAAGTGGTACCAATTTCCGTTAATTACCCGTTCTTCTTCAAACCGATCCAGGACGGTATGGACAGGCCGAAGACAGAACTTGCCTATAGAGTCCCCGCTTCCAAATTTACCCGTAGAAAACTTGACGCCAATACGAAAATACAAGAAATTACCGGTCTTGACACCACCATCGACTGGAAGAATACCGGCGACAATGCCTACGATGGGGAGAAGCTTAAACTCCTCGTCCACGACGAATCGGGGAAGTGGGAAAGGCCGACCAACATCCTCAACAACTGGAGAGTAACAAGAACTTGCTTAAGACTAGGATCCAGGGTTATAGGTAAATGCATGATGGGATCGACTTCTAATTCACTCGACAAAGTAGGAGCAAACTCTAAAAAACTTTACGATGATTCAAACGTTACTCAAAGAAACGCCAATGGACAGACGCGTTCAGGACTCTATTCTTTGTTCATACCTATGGAATGGAATTACGAAGGATACATTGATTCTTATGGCTTTCCTGTATTCAACACACCAAAAAAAGGAGTTGAAGACCCCCACGGGACAAAAATAACGCAAGGCGTAATAGAGTACTGGGACAATGAAGTTGATGGTCTAAAATCTGATCAAGATAGTTTAAATGAATTTTATAGACAATTCCCGCGTACAACAAAACACGCATTTAGAGACGAGTCAAAACAATCTTTATTTAACTTAACAAAAATATACGAGCAAATAGATTTTAATGAAGATCTTAAAAACTCAATCAGTGTAACACAAGGAACCTTTCAATGGGAAAACGGGCACAAAGATACTAAGGTAATATTTGTACCAAATAAAGACGGTAGATTTTTAGTTAGCTGGGTTCCGCCAGTAAATCTTCAAAATAAAAGATATATAAAAAATGGTAGCAATCATCCTGGTAATGAGCATTGCGGAGCATTTGGCTGTGATCCATATGATATATCGGGCACTACAGATGGCAGAGGATCCAATGGATCTCTTCACGGTTTAACAAAATTTTCAATGGAAGATGTGCCTCCTAATATGTTTTTTTTAGAATATATAGCTAGACCTCAAACCGCTGAAATATTTTTTGAAGATGTATTAATGGCTTGCGTGTTTTATGGAATGCCAATACTAGCAGAAAACAATAAACCAAGATTATTGTATCATTTTAAAAGAAGAGGGTACAGAGGTTATTCAATTAACAGACCTGATAAAAAATATAACAAACTTTCTGTAACGGAAAGAGAGCTAGGTGGAATACCTAACTCAAGTGAAGACATTAAACAAGCACACGCCGCTGCTATAGAAACCTATATAAATGATTTTGTAGGTTTAAAAGAAACAGGTTATGGTGATGTGTATTTTCAAAGAACATTAGAAGATTGGGCTAAGTTTAATATCAATAACAGAACAAAGCATGATGCGTCTATAAGCTCAGGGCTTGCTTTAATGGCTTGCAATAAACATAGATATGCCCCAAATGCACCTAGACAAAAACCGCAAGCGGTAGATTTAGGTATTAAAAAGTACGATAATAAAGGTTCAACATCAAAAATAATAAGTTAAATGGGTATATATACTAACACCAATAGCGCTTTCCCTAGTCAAGTTGTAAGCGATGCAGAAAAAGCAAGCTGGGAATACGGAACACAGGTTGGTCAAGCTATTGAATATGAATGGTTTGGTCAAGGGCGTTCTAGTGGTAATAGATACTTAACTAGTTGGAATCAATTTCACCAATTAAGATTATATGCTCGAGGAGAGCAATCTATACAAAAATACAAAGATGAATTGTCTATTAATGGTGATTTGTCTTATTTAAATTTAGATTGGAAGCCAGTGCCTATATTGTCTAAATTTGTAGACATTGTTGTAAATGGTATTTCAGCTAAATCCTATGACATTAAAGCTTATGCTCAAGACCCTGCTTCAATAAAGAAAAGAACAGACTATGCAACTATGCTGCATGACGATATGATTGCTCATGAATATTTAGAAGGACTAAAACAAACATTAGGCATAAGTGTTTATCAAACTCCGGACATACAGATAGTGCCAGAAACACAGGACGAGCTTGAGTTACATATGCAACTTAGCTACAAACAGTCAATTGAAATAGCGGAAGAAGAAGCAATTTCTACGGTATTAGCTCAAAACAAATACGATCTTACTAGAAGAAGATTAAACATGGATTTAACCGTGTTAGGTATTGCCTGCGCTAAGACAGGTTTTAATACTGCTGAAGGAATTACAGTTGATTACGTAGACCCTGCTTATGTGGTTTATTCTTATACTGAAGATCCTAATTTTGATGACGTATATTATATAGGTGAGGTTAAATCTATAACAATACCTGAGCTTAAAAAAGAATTTCCAGATATTTCAGAAAAAGAACTTGAAAGAATTCAAAAGATGCCAGGCAATAGTCAGTACATAACTGGTTGGGGTAATTACGACGAAAACACAGTTCAAGTTTTATACTTTGATTACAAGACTTACCACAATCAAGTATTTAAAATAAAAGAAACACCTCAGGGATTAATGAAAGCTTTAGAAAAGCCGGATTCATTTAATCCACCAGAAAATGACAACTTTGAAAGAGTGTCAAGATCTATTGAAGTTTTATATACAGGAGCTAAAGTGTTAGGTTCAAATGAAATGGTTAAATGGGAGCTAGCAGAAAACATGTCTA